ACCCATTAAACCTCTTCTGATAAGCTGGCGTTGGAAGTCTCTTGCAAGTTGCGCCTTGAGGCTAGGATCTCTAAATAGTTTAACGTCGCCTAGATCGGCACCCACCGGCAGGTCTTCCATTAGAGCTTTGATTTTTTTATTCTCTCTTGCTCTGCTGCCATAGCCGTAGAGCAGTCCGCCTAGGCCGCCTACTGCACCGCCTATAAGGGCTCCTGCAGGGGCGTTCTTCTCCAGGAGAGCTCCAATCCCCGCTCCACCGCCAGCGCCTAGCAGAGCGCCCATTAGCCCGGTTCCTAGCCCTGCCCAAGCAGGACTGGAGAGTTGGCTGGAGATAGGGTCTGCATCCGTTGGAAACAACATAGGAAACATTTGAGCTGTAGCGGCGTCTACTTCAGCCTGCTCTGCAGGGGTAAAGTATCGTTTGCAACCAAAGCCGGGCGTGCACTTAATGGGAACATCTAGGATGCTCTCTGAGGCAAGAGAGTTAGCTTTCTTTTTAGTCTTTTTCTTCTTATTGCCCCAGTTGTCTGCACCAACTTGTCGGCATTTAGTCAGAGCACCTGATGCGTAAGCAGAAGGCCAAACGTCGTATCTGGCCTTAACTTTGCGAGTGCAGGCATCTTCTTTTTTGTCTTCTTCGCTCTTTTTACCCCAAGAGTCGCCTTTGCCCGTTTCCTTGCAGGCTCCGGGAGTTGGGCGACAGGCCGGATACTTCTTACGGCTTTCTCCTTCAGATCTTCCACAAGCCTTGTATCCCCCGTTGCCATCTGGAGAGTTGCAGTCAACCCAGCCGCCACGGGATCCACTTTCTCCCTTTCGTGCAAACCAGTCGTGCAGGGATTTTTCCTTGCTGGCTTCTCTAGTTTCAGCAAGCTTAATTTGCAGAGATAGTAGATTATTGCTTATACGAATCATTTGTTAAGTCCGTTGGCAAAGTTCTGTACAAACTTATTCCAAGTGCCGGTGTCCTTGTTTACCAGCGGAGTGTTATTTAGCTCAAGCATCATTTTAGCAGTTCTTCTGTCTACGTAGGCTTTTACGTCTGCTTGAAATGCTAATTGATTTTGAATCATCATCTGCATGGTTTCCTGGGTATCTGCGTGAGATTCCACGTTGGCCGCAAAGTCCCCAGGGCCCATGTCTGCAACCTTTGCAAGTACTGGAGGCGGTCTATACAGCCCCTGCTCCTTGCACACCTCTCCGATGTATCTACGTACGTCCGGACCTAATCGCTCCGGAGTACTGCTGTCCAGCATTGTCAGTTCCGTAATTGCCCAGGCGCACTCGTAGACATCCGCTATATCAAACACATCGTAGCTCATAGGAGTCCCGCTTAGTAGATTCGCTGTGTTCATGAACGTCGATACGTCCATGTGCACGAGGTCTGTCGTAAGGGAATTCCAAAGAGCCCAAACTTTGTCTGTGCTGATAGCTGGAATATCGGATAGCCCGAAACCTTCTTCAATTTCTTGGCGGAAGGCTTGGGGGTCCATATCAAAGACCTCCTGGCCGTACGAGTCCAAGACCATAATGAGGAGCGTGGTCCCAACGGTGTCTCGGCTTTTCCACAGCTGCTCATAGGTTTGTTGAGATGTAACGGACTTTACTGGCATATCACCTCATATCATCGACCAATGGGCTGTGCCCATTTGAGAGTTAAGAGAGTTCTGTTCGTGTTGCTGTCTTGCCTGTCGGGCCTTTACTGCGGCAAGTCCGGCCTGAGCATCGAGAGCATCTAGTTTAGCTTGCTCTTTCTTTTCGTTCATGCGAGCTTCAAAAGAAGAGTCGTCCTCGCCTGGCATTGGATTAGTGTCATCTACTGGCATTTGTTGCATAGCAGGCATCATGCCCATATTGGCTTCTTTAAACAAACGACCCAGCAGATCATCTGCTGTCTCTGGCACATAACCAGAAGTCTTAATTGCCTCTTCAAATCTACGAGCTTCTGGCTTGGGTAGCGTAGGCAGGATCTCAGCAGCTTTACTTCTATCTACATTGAAGCCATCGGTTTGGCAATAAGACAAGAAGTCGTCTCCGGCAATCTTAAGACCCTTTTCAAGTTGGTGGTCGCTAATCTTGGTGAGATCTACTGGCATGCCGGTAGTTAGGTGAATAACTGCGTCAGCAGCGGCAGCAGCCTTCGTCATGTTGACTCGTAGGCACGCCTCTACTGGGTGCTGTAATGCAGACCCCCACTTAGTATTAAGCCCATGCTTTACATCCAGGGCTTCAAGTGCGCTGGAAATGAGTTCGCCGCTATGACACACTTCAAACGGACGGCCATTTAGATCATTGGCAATTTTAAGTAATTCATCTTCTAGGCTACTCCAACGCATAGTAGAGATGCTGCTAAGGCGATCAGTAATCGCCATGGCTACTTTGCAATTAATATTTGCATAAGTTTCAGGATTTACCAATTTATCTAAATAAGTAGATGCGCTAGGGGTAAGGCTTAAAAAATCTGCCTTAGCTGCGAGGCGAGCTGCTGCTTGCTTCTGCACATCTAGCGGAAACTTTGTTCTATTCCTATATAGCCACTCTGCGCTAGCCGTAGCCGCTCCCTTAGTGTGATCTGGACAGCGCTCTACCTTTGCACCCCTGTAGTCAAAGGAAATGGCATACGAGGCAGGAATAGTTTGTAATTCAAATGCCTGTTTCAGACTTGTTACGTCATCCGCAATTCCCCAGATGCGAGCAGCATTAAGTAACTTTACTTCAGCTTGTTTACTCGTCTCCGAAGTGTTACACTGATTACCGTAGAAATAAAGAGCAGAGCACCAACAGTTGGCTTTACTATTTACGGCAAACTTTCTGTTGAAGCCATCTGCAAACGCGTCGGATGGAACGTCATTCAAATCTTCTTTGGTAGCTACGCTTGCCACCTTTACGTACTCTGGCATTGAAACCTGCTTAACGAAGGCATTATAGTACTTTTTAGAGACGTCATCAGTTATGTCAATCCAGCGACTCATAGATGGTGTTCCTTCGGAAGAGTTCTACTCGACCTTTCATTATACAAAAATCTTAAAACTTCTGGGTTATGACGGCCTAGCTAAAGCAGGCTCTTATGTGCGTTGTCCTAAGTGTAAAACTGCAAATATGCTGGTTTCCAGCCTGCTACCCTTTGAAGGGTGGATGTATTGCGACAAGTGCAAACTAGCATGTGAAGGCCTGCAACTATATGGGCAAGCATACAAAATCTCAAACCCGGAGGAGCTTTTAAAGGTCGTTTCTAAGGACCTTAAAGTAAAGTCTATAAACACAGAAGACCAGATTGCTTATTGCAATTTTTACAATAGATACTACAAAAAGATACAAAAAGTTTGGACTAAAGCCCAAGCAGCCATGTATCCCACAGCAAACAGACTTGCCGTGGGTAGACTGGCAGAACTTAACCTGTGGCTAAGCCAAGAAGTATTTAACCGAGGGCTGGCTGATTGGTTTGGGTTTGGGTTTAAGAACGAGCTGGAGGAGCAACTACAGGAAACCATATCTGGTCTTGGTAAGTCTCCTGAGGGCTTGCTTGTAATGCCGTTTTACATCAAACCGGGATTTATTAGTGGATTTGGTTTTGTATCCGCTAAAGATCAGATGGCGTATATGAATCTCCTACAGGGGCACAGCGGAGGATATTGCGGACTTAACTCTTGCCATAACTCTAATGCAAACAAAATACACATTATGCCTCACCCTCTGCAGGCGGCTCGAATTGCACAAAAATGTGCAATCGAAAGATACACCAAGTTATCTGTAGTCGCTAAGGCCCCTATTGGAGAACTAGAGCCCCTATTACTTACCAAACCTGCCGTGGCATGGATTGACGAACCAGATACCGCATTCTTTAAAAGTTGCATTAAAGGTCGTAACTTTAAGGTAATGGTAGACGATACGCCTTACATCTGGAAGCCAACAGAAAAAACCTCTAAAGTCTGGGAAGGCAGCTTTATGCCCTCTATTCACGCCAGAGTAGAAGAAAACAATCTATTAGATCCTATTGATTTTTTAGTTACCGAACTGTTGACCATGGGCAAAGCCAAGGCTCAGAATGTAATTGATAGTCTAGATTTAACAGAATTTCAAAAAAACGTTATTCTTGCATCTTGCTCAGAGGAAATTAGAGCCGAGATAGCGGAGCTGTTAAATCACATAATGGAGTCACAGCCTCTTGTTATCGATAAGAAAGTCTTCTTTGAACGAGACGGCAAACTTTGGGTTCAAGGCTCGCGGGAAGTAGTTGACGAAATTGTGTGTAATGCTATTGTGCGCATATCCCATATATGTAGAATAAAGCAAGGCGGAGCTGCCGCTATCTTCGGCAAACTGTTGTTTGACGGCAAAGAGATTGGCTTTCAAACCGCTGAGGACGACATTGAAGATCACCCAAGTAAGGTTTTAGCGTTTATTGCAGCCTCTGCCGGACTGTCTAAACAGCCATTTGTGGCAGACTCAATAGCTAAAAAATATTTAGAAATTATTACAAGACTTAGCTCCCCTGAAGTGCATTCAGCGCAAAACTACGTGGGCTACGATCCTGACACAGGCCGATTTAATCTACCTAAGGTATCAATCGACACGGATCAAATTAGAGTAGGGGTGCCATTTGTTATGAGCGAAGTTGAGCCCCCATGCTCTAATTTAACTGTTGAGCCTGGGCTGACCATTAAAAAAATTTCAAATATATTTGAACCTAGCATAGAGACTATTGCATACTTGGCGGGAATGACAGGGGTCATCTCTGGTATACATAATCTTATTGAAGGCGCGTCAAGAACAAATTTAATGCTCGTGGGCGCTAAAAGTTCTTTAGCAGAATATATCTTTGATATAATTAGAATAGATTTAGGCTTAGACCGCCTAACGCTAAACTGCAAAGAAGACATAGACGCCGCGCAGGCTATTGCAGAACTGCATCAAGTTCCGGCTGCTATAGACGGGATAAGATCGTCACCAAAGTTGCTAGCGCAGTGGCTAGAGGGTAGAGGCAAGAATAGTCTGGTTTTAGCGCCACCCCTTATTGCCTCTGCTTTAGCCTTAGACAAAGACTGGGAGTTCGTGCGAGCGAATACAGAGTTTACTGACGAAACTCGAGCGCTATTAAATAGTGAAAACGTATTTCCATTTTTTATGCAGTATGCACTTACCGTAAAGTCTACATCTTCGCATTCGCTATTAGATAGTTTAAAGTATTTAACTAAATCATTAGACATTAGTCCCGACATCATGGATAAGGCGAAAGCCATGATATCTGCCCGAGGCTATATCAATACTAAGTCTGCAGGAGTTCAGCTCATTAACTTTGTGCAAGAGGGTGTACAGCAAGGCATGTTTAAGATGTTTACTGGAGATGGATCTAAGAAGCGCTACGTGGTGTTTAAAAATCCCATGGAAGACACCGTAGCTATAGACTTAACCAACCTATTGGGGCATATGCGATTCTACAACCTGCCGGTACGAAGTTGGGAGTCAGCTATAACCCACCTTAAAGAGCTTGGAGCCACAGAAGCACATAAGGAAGATCACCTTATGTTGGTATTTTCTAAACCTTTATGGAATAGCCTGGTATCTGCGGTAAAGCGAATGCGCAGCCTTAGACAAGCCGCTTTAAGTAATTTACTCTACCTGCAGTAAATCATGCATGACGTTTGCTATGTAATATTGCGTTCTGTTTAATATGCTTATCTAATGGTATATACTCTTGTTCAGTATTACTCTAACATAGCAAACGTCACCTATGATTTTAAAGTGCGTTAATATAACTTAGTCCTGATTTGCTCTTAGATGCCTGAATGAGGCAACTAAAATAACCAGCAAATTGGGTTAATATATCTTGATGGTTCTTCGCCATCAACCTTCAGCTATTGCTGATTCGTAATCTTAAGCTAATCTTATAAAACAAGGACAAGCTTAAGATTGCGAGTCCGTACACAAACAAACGTTTATTCTGATCTTCGACTTAGCTATCAGTCATATTCGCTGCTGTTGTAGTATGCATTGGGATTTGACATGTGTACGTGCTCGTCTCCGTCCAGTACCTCTTCCATAAGGTTTGGTATAAGCTCGGGGTATCTTCGCCATAAAGAAATAACAGCAAAAGCGACAGCATGTAGGAAATCGTCAGGCATTCCGGGGTTACGTCGAATAAACCGACGCTCAGTACCAAACATGCTTTCACTGCTTTCTTCATAAACAGCCAAAAAGTGATTCATCATGTTTTCGCCGGCAGCATCCAGCAAACTATCAAACTGCGGAAACCTTATGTTTTTGTTTTTGATGGCAAGGCATACAGCTGCAATGACTTTGCTTTTATCTAGGTTGTAGTAGCTAGTAGGGTTGACATCTGTTGGGGGTACAAACTGCAATATTGATTTGATGCTACCGCTAGCTGCATATCGGCAGTTAATGAGTCTGGAGTCTGGTACTCCAATACTGCGCATAATGCTCAGTCTTACTTCACCCGCTACTGCAACGTCATGCGCAATAGCTGTGCATTGAAACGTATTGGCAATATCAATAATTTCTTTTGTTTCAATCACCGAATCAGTCATGGCTTGGAATACATGGCCAAAGACAATATCAATTTTTTGTTCTACGGGCCTGTAACAAGCCACAGCGGCAGCTGTCATAGACTGAAACCTACTTCCCTTGCCGCCCCAGTCAACCCCTAAAACTCTGTCTGCGTACTTAGGGGCATCTACTCCATTATCTTTAGAGTTTGGCTTCAGTATACATACGTCTTTAAGTTCCGTAAGACTGACAAGTCTTTGCCCCTCGTCGCAAGCTTCCCCAAGTACTTCGTTTATAAAAGTTGCTGGAGAGCTAAGCTCTCGCTTTAATAGCAAAGATTTCCAGTTCTTAGGATTGCCGTAGTGCACCGGTGCAATGACTTGGGGTACGTGGTAGCTAGGGAAGATCTTGGCCCTTTCTGCATACTTATGGATCCAGAAGCCTTTCTCTGGCTCCAGTAATCTGTGGCATTTAGCGCAACAAAATCCTTCAGGCCGCATCATGTCCATGACGGTAAGTCCTGGACCTGATCCCTCTATGGTTGGTATGTTCCAGTGATTGCAGGCCTCACACTTCATAAACCATTCGGCTTGGCTTGACTGCAGTCGCAACTGCTCAATAACATTATCAATGGTTTTGCTGGTGCCTGCGTACATTTCAGAACGTCGCTCAGATGCAGACATACACTCTCGAATAATGTCTAGAAATTCTGGGTTAAGATCTTGAATCTCGTCCATTCGAATTCCGTCAACAGACAGACCGCGAATTCTATCTACCGATAACTTGGCAAATGAGAACCAAAGTTCTGATCCGTTTCTGAAACTCTTTTGCATTACCGAGTCGACACAGCTCTTATCCATGAGTGTGTCTTTGATGTAAGACTCATGGACAAATTGTCGAATGTACTGGTGGCTAAATCTTCTAATCTGCTCAAACTGCGGAGCCATGTACAGTATCTTAAATTTATTAATAGCCGCTGCTTGTAGAACCCCTTGAGCTGCAATGTGCGTAGATTTACCAACCTGGCGAGCACAAACTAATAAAGTCCTATCCGGAAGATTTGGGTAGAACAAAGGTTCAAAAAACTTGTGCTTAGCAAGCGTAAAGGGTCTACCGTTTAGTCTAAGTATTGAAGTCAGACGAATTGGAGAGGCTTGATTCTGTACTAAATAAGTACTAAGAAATTTTGAAAATTCGTTTATGTCTAATTTTGCATGCAGTTCAGCAAGTTTGTCAGGGGGTAAAGAAAACACTCTCTCGTCAATATCGTCAACTTCACAAATAGATTTCATATTTTGAGCCATGTCAACAACCCAGCTTGGCGCTAGAGTTTTTAAATCAATTTTGGCTCTTTCTTCGTTAATCCGATTGGAGTCGTTCATGTCAAATTCTGAAAAACCGGAAGACTTAATTTTGAGAATAATGAAGCAGTTTGTAATTGCAGCATATACACTTTTTATATTGCTAGCAACTGGCTTCATCGTTGTAGGTAAATTTGTATTTGATGCTTTATATACTTGGGTAGAAAAAACCAAAGACAGACAATCACAAAAAAAGTTTGTAGAATCCTCCACCTCTAACGAAAGATTATGATGCCAAATCCCCCAAGATCAGAATCCCCAGATGAGTTTTTAAAACAAGTAGGTCTACCTGGCTATGATCCAACATTGACAGAGCCTGGAGCAGCAAAGCCATCTATAAACAAAGATATGCTGGAAGCTTTACACCAGCCAAAGGACGGCACTGAATCTAAAGACTGCAAAGACTGCGAATAAGGATTTACATTGTTTGCACTTATCTGCATTATATTTTTCATATTCTTTTTCATCAACCCTTGCCTCACAATTGCAGTTGCTGCGCTCACTCTGATTGGCTACTGCGCAATTAAAAATGACTGACTGGATCTTTACTGTCTCACTATCTTCGCTCGTACTTGGCTTCATGGCTTATATGATTGTCTGGGGCGTGCACAATTTTGAACTTACTGTAAATACGATAATGGTCTGGGCTGACCAACAAGAATCGTTTTTACAGAAGTTAATCTCATGTTCGGTTTGTTTTAGTGTTCAGGTTGTTCTGGGTTTATCCTCGTTGCACTGTCTAGTGTTTGGAATGGGCCTGTGGACTTGGGTGGCAATTACGCTACTATCCTGCTTGGTAACTTTATTGATGGTCAGGCTTGACCCTCTTACTGAAAAGAACTGAATCTACATTCAAAAAAAACTACCGACGTCTGGGTCGAAACCCTTCGATTCGGCGGTTATACTCATTATAAGGATGCATAATTGCGATACCCCATATTTGTTTTTTGCGCCGACTTGCAGGCTAGAGAGTCGGCATATCGTTCTGTCAAAGAACTACGTGGCGACGACCTATACGCCCTTAGACAAGTTGTCGACTACTGTAAGAGTAATAATCTAGCACTATTTCTAGGTGGCGACCAGGTTGATACTCCCACGATCTCAGACGAGCACACCATAGAGATTCGTAAAATTCTTATGGATGTTCCGTATCAGGCAACTTACTATGTGGACGGCAACCATGAGCGAGGATTCAAAAGACTCTGTATGGAGGGTGGCGGTGCCGCCGTTGCTACTAATCTAGAAGAAAAACAGTACATAGACTCAGGTGCACGCATTGCTGGCTATAACTGGCGTACTCGACGTCAGTGGGAAGCTCACCTAGAGCGAGACATTCTGCAGCAGGCAGACGTTCTTATCCTGCATGGCTTTGCGTCTCAGGTTGTTCCGGCTCTTGGATTACCTCCAGATGAGGCACCGCTGTGTGACATCGACCTAACTTGGTTTGACGGCAAATACAAGCTAGTGCTGATGGGCGACATTCATATGGAGTGGGATTGGCGAGGACCGCAAGGCACTCGCTTTTTATACTCCGGCTCTATGTGGATGCATAGACTTGGAGAGCCCGAGGCAAAGTCTTTCATAGTGGTTT